GTGGGCTGGTTACCACAATAGCACCTGGAGTTCGGCAGGTAAAGCCTACGTCTCCCCTTTCAATCCTCACGGGCCGGAACAATGACCCGAATAGCGTTCCCTGACAGAGCAGCAGGACCTGCCCTCCGACCAGGCTAGCTCGAACGGTGAGCAACTTACCCAAGCTGCGCGCTTAGAGCCTGTTTGAACGCTTCGCCATTGCGGCACTTTATGCCCCCTAGCGCGCTGCACTCATTCGAGATGAGGAGGCAGAACCCACGCGTCAGGTATTACTCTCTTTTAAAGACCTAGGTTTACACCAGGAAGGCCCGAGAGGCCGCCGTTAACCAATGGTTACCCCGTCCGCAGGGTGTAATACTGTCACACAATCCGTCGTAGACCGTATCCAACCACCCTGCCAGAGCGAGCATCCCGCCTGGATGCATTACAAGTCCGGACAGGACTAAACGCGCTAGACAGATCACTGTCCCTAATGGTTCAGAAGGAAAGGTTCCTCACGCGGGCACGTCTACCCGCAGGACACCAACACTGTTCCAAGACAATCAGCGCCCGGGAACTCGCTGTAAGGCGGCAAAGGACCCCTACCCAGATCAGGACTCAGCCACTCGATGACCGAAGTCACGACGAGCACCTCGTCCGCCACTGGGAGGGGACAAAGAAAAGCCTTTGTCACCTCACGCCGAGATCTCCCCCTCGACACCCCGGAGTTCTTAAGCCGGAACTCCCACTCCGGTGTCCCAACGTCGCAGTAGAATGGCCAGGACTCAAAGGCGTAATCAAAACGATCACCCTTAGCCACGGTACGGGCGAGGCAATAACGAATTGCCTCACGAACCCGACAAACCGGTGCGTATCCTTCATTCCACTTCGCCGCCGCTACCTCCACCGAACTGTGGAACTCTTCCTCCTCACTCAGGGCCAGCCTAGGTACACTCGAGACAAAGTCCGAGGACATACCTACGCCATGCCTGCGAAAGAATGAGGGGAAAGAATCCCCAGTAAAGTGAAGAAGGTGGAACTTGTCCGCCAAGCGTTTGGCCAACAGGCCTCGAAAGCCGAGGAGGGGTAGTGACACACGGGATTGCCGAAGCTCTCCCAAGTGCCACTCAAACCACTCCCGACCGGCTCGATACCTGTACTCGGTGGGGGCCCCACGGAGAAAGTCTAGAAAAGACTTTCCCAGAGAGCCTGGATGCTCCGCAGGACGGAACATACCCAACCGAGGTGACCAAACTGGCCGCAAGGAACCCTCAACCCAGCGCAGAAGCGTTGAGTTGAGGGTACCCCAGGACAGCTCCACAGACGTCTTGGTCTCCTCTACCTCGAGACCCACGGCAGAAACCGTTCCGAACCAATGTTCCGGGAACCCAGGAACATCGGTCTGGAAGAGAATGTCGTCCCCATTAATCAAAACGGGGACACGACCTTGCTGACCTGAAGTGGAAACACTCCACCGAAAGGCAAGGTAGTT